ACGTAAAGTTCTTAATCTCTAGTAGATTAGTAATAAACGTTTCTAAAGTTACAACTAAGATCCCCCTTTATTGGGGGATTTTTTTACTCTATAAATAGTACATGAATTATTTAGTCTTATATCAAGGTGGAATGGCAGGTACATGGTTAGCTTGGTTAATTAATCAGCATGCTAATTTTCCTAAATACATTAAACATACAAAAGAATCAGGACTTGACATCGGTTGTTGGGGAGCAGATTGGGAAACCTTAAATGAAACGTTTAAAGAATCTAGACAACATGTAATAAGTAATACAAAGAAAGATTGTATAAAGGTAGTTCCTTTCCATGAATTGAGAGACCCTGTATCTGAACAAGCAGAACTAAAAACAGAATTAAGAGATTTAGTATTTAGTGAAGTAAATCCAGTTAAAGTAATATATCCTGTTGTAACAACAATGAGAGAAGAATTTATTGCTAGATGGAATAAGCTTGAACTTGGTAATCCCGCTACAGAAAAAGGTTGGATTGAATGGGATTGGGTTGTTGACCAGGAAGAACCATACGGTGATATAGTTAAAATCGATATAGGTAAATTGTTGTCAGGTGATATATGGCAATACTATAAACTGTGTAATGAAATAGAAGAGGAACCATTAGAAAATATACAAGAACTTATTGATGACTATAAGAAATTTTTCGTATAAATATATCATATGCCAAACTATTTAAATCCATCGTCATTTGTAATGACCCTAGACTCTCAGACGTACTCGGGTACTACTTTTACGATTCAAACAATGATGATGCCGGATGTAACAGTCTCAGGTGCACCACTAAATTATAAACAAATCAATGTAGGAAGAGCTGGAGATAAGATTGAATTCGGCCAGTTCGAAATATCATACCTTATCGATGAAGATCTAATAAACTATAAAGAGATCTTTGATTGGTTAAAGAGTAATGTAGAATCTAATCATACAGCAACGAATCATGTACGAGATTTAACTCTTACTATAATGAACTCAGCTAACAACGTAACAAAACAAATCAAATTTGTGGATGCTTACCCGACAAGTCTATCATCCCTACCATTTGATATAACGACAACTGATGTGGAATACCTTACGGCAATTGCATCGTTCTCGTTTTCATATTATTCATTCATCTAATGTAAAAAACTTTATTATATAATGAGATCATATATCGAACAGTGGATTGAGGAATTCGTCTCGGTTCATAACGAAGCACTTAACAGTGTACCGTGTCCATATGCCAGAAGCGCATTAATCAAATACCTTGATACAGATAATGTAGGTCAGTCTTTAGCTGATACATTACAGAATTGGCAGGATGATGCACATGTTGTTGTGATATACACAGCTACCACAAACTATACACCCGAAGAATTACAAAGTATTGTAAAGCAATTTAATTCTGTATCAATGTATGAAGACATTGTTGCATTAGAAGATCACCCAAATGATCCAGAAATTATTAATGGTGTCAAAATGAATTTTGGCAAATGTATATTAGTATTAGTGCAAAGGCTTAGTGTGATTAATAGAAAGAGTGAATGGTTAAGAGCTGAAGGCTATTATGATAATTGGTCAGAAGAAAATTTAGATGATGTAGTTAATTGGAGATTTAATAGCAGGTTTGTCAAGTGAGTTATTCATATGCAAGAATCAATCTAGAGAAAACAAACTATGATAAGATAGGATCTTGTTATCCTCTACTCAATCCTGATCCTAAACAACTCAATGAAATATATGCAAAGTATTGTCATAAACATAAGTTCAGCAGTGTTATGCCTTTGTTTGATATTGAGTATAAAGAGAATACTATAATGGGATATTATGATGGAGATGTACTTGTAGCATTTAGTATGATATGTGAATTTGATGAACATAATGCTGAGTGTTATCAGTTTGCTTGGGACTATGCTAATCCTAAATTAAGACTCGGCATAGAAAGCCTAAAGAACGAGTGTGCAATCTACAAAGAAATGGGTTATAAATACCTGTATATTGGTGGTGCGGATCAATACAAATTTAAAATAGATGGGTTTGAAATAATGAATCCAGTTTCTTGGATAGATGATAGGTGGACAATAGATGGATTCGAACCAATACAGAGTTAACAAAGCTAATGCGTATAATGGATGGGATCCGTTAAAGCAAATAGTTCTTGGAAATACTTTCACCCCAGAGTTCTTCGAAGATATAGGTGACCCTAAACTTCGTGACTTACTACAGCAGATTTTATATGAAACACATGAAGACTTAGATGGTATTCAAAAAACATTAGAGGATATGGGTGTTGATGTAGTGCGTATGCCTGCAAATAATATTAATCCATTAGGAACAGCAAGAGATACATACTCAAGCTTTACAGAGTTTGCTGCAAGCAATGAAGACAGTGCTGGAAAAGTACGGGGAATACCTAAATCTTGTCTTACACCACGCGATGATTTTTTAACTCTAGGCAATAAGATATTATATACAAACCATATGTGGTTTGACCATGTAGATCATAGTAATGAAATATTTAATCCTGAAGTACTTGATCTGGTTTTCCAAGACGCGATTGAAAAACATAGAGCTGCAGAGAAGTCAGGCATTATTTTAGAAGCACCTCTTAAACCAACTGGAAAATCTGAATGCTTCGAAGATCATAAATGGGGATTTTGGGCACCAGCAGTACACCGTGTAGGTAATAGACTTATTATAGATGAAGAAGATTGGTCTAACCTTTCTGAATTCTTACTTAATAGATACCCAGAATTTGAAGCTGCGAACGTAGCTATTGGTGGTCATAATGATTCTTCAATGAACTTACCAAAACCAGGCCTGGTTGTGTGTGGAAACTGGATGAGTGCAAAAGATTTTGAACATACATTGCCCGGATGGGATGTAGTTCCAATTGAATATCCTGATACTATGGTTGGTGAGGGAGGTCTACCATGGAACGATGACAAAATGATAACACAAGGAAGATGGTGGACACCAGAAGCTAAATCTAATCCAGAATTAGTTTCTTACGTTGACAAGTGGTTACATCAATGGGTTGGCTTTGCAGAAGAAACTGTGTTCGAAATTAATATGCTTGCAGTAAATCCTGAAGTAACTTTATCTCTAAACTACCAACCTGAAGTACATAATGCATTAGCTAAACATGGCGTCGAAGCTGTATACTGTAGGTTTAGACACAGAAACTTTTGGGATGGAGGATTACATTGTATAACTTTAGATACATATCGCGAAGGTGGTATGCAGGATTATTTTGCTAAATAGATCTGACATAATTAATCATGCAATCCAGTCTATCAAGGCTAAGGACTATTTAGAAATAGGCTGTGCTCAGAATGATAATTTCGATAAAATTAAAATACATAATAAGGTAGGAATAGATCCTAATTCTGGTGGTACACTTCGTATGACCTCAGATGAATTTTTTAAAGTTAACCTAATGAAGTATGATGTGATCTTTATTGATGGGTTGCATGAACACACACAAGTATGGCAAGACTTTCAAAATGCAGTTAAAGTTTTAAGACCAAATGGGATTATAGTATTACATGATATGTTACCACCTGGAGAAAGTCAAGCTGTATGGCCAATGCCCGAAGCTCAGAAAAACGATGCGCCACGTTGTGGTACAAGTTGGAGAGCTACATTCGATATACTAAAATTACAGAAAGAATATTTTATTATAGAAAGAGAGACAGGTATAGCTATATGGAGAAACAACGATGTACCTAATGATATAAATACTGATGCAGAGACTATTACCTGGGATGAATTTCAAGAGTATAGAAAACACACAGATCTTCATGTATATGATACAGTCACTGCCTTACAACGTATGTACAAACTAACTAAACTATGATATAATATAACTATGCCAGAGAGTAATTGGACAAAACATACAGGTCTTAAAGATCCTACCTGTGCCTTAAAATTTGTGTGGTCATCTATAAAACTGAGTGAAGGTACATCTGCCAGTTGTCATAGAACCACATACGATAAAGTACCTGAGGGAGACTTTGGTAAGTTTCATCACACCCCTACTAAGATGGCAACTCGTAAACTTATGTTACAAGGTAAATGGCCAGGCAAAGGTTGTGAGTACTGCAAGAAGATAGAAGATGCTGATGGTATCTCAGATAGAATGGAGGCTAACTCCATGGACCCTAAACACTTTAGCACGACCGATTGTAAAATATTAGAGATGTATTTTAGTAATGTATGTAATCAAGCATGTATATATTGCTCTGCTGAATATAGTTCTAAGTGGGAAACCGAGAATAAAAAGTTTGGTCTAGAACAAAATATTAATGATTATGCATTAGACTTCTTTAAAGACAAAGAGAATTTCAAAAGAATAAAGAGTGAGTTCTGGGAATGGATGGAAGACAACCATAAGCCATTAGTTAAATATAATATATTAGGCGGTGAACCATTCTTTCAACCAGAGCTGTTAGAGAATTTAGACTTCTTTGAATCTCACCCTTGCCCTAATTTAGAGTTAACTATATTTAGTAACCTCAAGTGCCCCGAGAAAAGATTTCGTGAGACTCTGGATCATATAGATTTCCTTCGTGCCATTGGTAATCTAGGGCAGGTAAGAATTATATGTTCTATTGATTGTTGGGGAGATGCATTTGAATACACACGTTGGGGTGCAAAGTTAGAAGAGTTCGATAGGAATCTTGGTATACTTGCATTAGATTATAAAGAGATAGAAACTGAAATACATATGACTATGGCTGCAACAACTATAAGAGATATGCCAGAACTAATAACAAGATTAAACTATTGGAATAATCTAAGAAATCCATTAAGAGTAAAAGCACCTATACCTGAAAACCCAGTAACAAAAGAAGAAAAGTCAGGTGTGAAAGAGAATGGAAAGACTAAACCTATATACATCTCTGGTAACTTTGTTGTATGGCCAAATCATATGGCACCTGATATATTCCCTACAGGATTCTTTAAAGAAGATTTTAAAAGGTTACATGCAGAGTTAGACAAAGGTGTATGGAAGCGCCGGATCTATGAATTGATGGAAGGATATGAAAAGTCAATAGATAATACACCGGTTAATCACGAGCTGATAAAATTACTTAAGACTGAATTAACAGATATAGACAGAAGAAGAGGGTGTGATTGGAAGAAAACATTCCCATGGTTAAACGATTTAAATACGGATATAAATATTAATACATTATGAATACAAATGATATACTAGAAATGTGGAAAGTCGATGGAGTCATCGATGATTTAAAATTAGATGAGACTACTATAAGGATGGCACGTATCCATAGTAAATATTTAGAATTATTTACTGTTGCTAAGATGACACGTAAGAGATATGACTTAGAATATAAGACATTACTTAAAGACAAGTGGTTATATTATAATGGTAAGCTATCTAAAGAAGAGATAGATGCAAAGAATTGGTCGTACGATCCATTTAAAGGATTGAATAAACCTCTTAAAGGTGATATGAATTACTACTATGATGCTGATGAAGACATACAAAGGTTGCAAGCATTAGTAGAAGTACAAAAGATTCAAGTGGAAACTATTGAAGAGATCATGAGTACTATAAGATGGAGACATCAGAACATTGGTAATATTATAAGATGGAGAAGTTTTGAAGCAGGTGTATGATAGCAAAGTTAACGGTACAGACTAAGGATGCCGCCTTTATCTATGTTGATTGTGAAGATAAAGGAATAATACAAGAGCTAGCAGAATATTTTACATTCTTTGTCCCTGGCTATAAGTTCATGCCTCAATTCCGTAACAAACTATGGGATGGTAAACTAAGACTACTCAACCTACGTGACCAATCTATGTACAGTGGTCTATACAAACATGTCTGTGCATTCTGTGCAGAGCGAAACATACAAGTAGAAATTCTACCTCATGACATATTTAAGTCTGAGGGTAACCTTCCTGGTGCACATCAAGAAGTTGATATGAGTTTTATAGATGAGTTTGCATTACCATTCCCTCCAAGAGATTATCAGTTAGCTGCAGTAAAACATGGCTTAGAAAATAAACGAGCGTTGATGGTAAGTCCTACAGCCTCAGGTAAATCTTATATAATATATCTTATGATGAGATACTACTTAGACTCTAACTATGACCATATTGCTGATAAGGTATTATTGATTGTACCTACCACAAGTCTTGTTAAACAAATGGTTGGTGACTTTGCGAAGTACTCAGAGAATGATTCAATGTTTGATGCAGAGAATATGTGTCATGAGATTATGGCTGGTAAAGATAAAGGTCATGAAACAAAAAAGATCTATGTGTCTACATGGCAGTCTATATACAAAATGCAAAAGGGATATTTTCAGAAGTTCGGTATGGTTATTGGTGATGAGGCTCATGGATTTAAGGCGAAGTCATTAACAAGTATATTGACGAAGTGTTCGAATGCAAATTATAGGTATGGTTTAACAGGTACATTAGATGGTACACAAACACATAAGCTTGTACTCGAAGGTTTGTTTGGACCACATAAGAATATCACAACAAGTAAAGAACTGATTGACCGTGGAGATCTTGCAAACATATCAATCGATATACTATTGCTTAAACATAAAGAAGAACATTGTAAAGAAGTAAGTAAAATGAAATATCAAGATGAGGTAGATTGGATTGTTACATCATCGCGGCGGAATAATTTTATAAAGAATTTAGCCATAGATCTAAAAGGTAATACATTAGTATTGTTTCAGTATGTGGAGAAGCATGGTGAACCTCTATTTAGATTAATTAATGAAGCGAGTGATGATACAAGAAAAGTATTCTATGTCAGTGGTAAGACACCTGCGGACACACGTGAAGAGATAAGAGGTATAACAGAGACCGAGTCTAATGCTATATTAGTCTGTTCATATGGTACATTCTCTACAGGTATAAATATAGTTAACCTACATAACATTATATTTGCATCACCTAGTAAGAGTCAGATAAGGGTATTGCAAAGTATTGGTAGAGGATTAAGAAAGAGTACTTTAGATACAACGATATATGATATAGCTGATGACCTACATTGGAAATCTAATAAGAATTATACCTTAAATCATAGTGCGGAAAGAGTTAAAATATATTCTAAAGAAAGGTTCAAATTTAAGATACACGAGGTTAAATTATTATAAATACATACATGGACAAACATTTCCCAGAAGATATATCACGGTTACCTGTAAGATTATATAAGCTCATCAATGGTGAGAATATAATTGCTTACACTCATGAAGTAGATGATGAATCTAATGGTGCATTAATACATATTGAAGAGCCTATGAAGGTTATTACTGAAGGTGGGGATAGTTTTGTTCTAACTCCTTGGATACCATTTGCCGCAACATCTCAACATATTTTAAATGATCACGACGTTTTATTGAAGACCGATATTCAAGATGATATTAAATCTCATTACATGAAGATTATTTTAGACGAAATCCAACATGATCAGGATATTTTAATAGAACAAACAAAGATCATGAAGGGAAACGCCACCACCCATTAATATATACTGTCCCTCCGCAGAGATACTCTCTTATTATATCATAGAAATAGGGCAATGTACATACTTCACCGCAAATAAATATGGAAATAACATCAAACGCTGCAGATAAAGTATCCGGAATGAAGTCCGGACAAGAGCACCTACGTGTTTATATCACAGGCGGTGGATGTTCAGGTTTTAATTATGGTTTTATATTAGATGAGAAGCTGATAGACGGTGATTTTAGTCTTGAGAAGAATGGTATGGAAGTACGTATTGATCCAATGAGCTATCAATACTTAGAAGGAATTACAATTGATTATGTGCAAGATCTACAAGGATCACGGTTCCACGTGACAAACCCACAAGCAAAAACAACATGCGGATGCGGCTCATCTTTTAGTATCTAAGTATGTACATTTGAGCTTTATATGATATAATGTATACAACATGGAGAAAGTTATGACTGAAAAAATTAAACCTAGAGACAAACCCCATTACGTAAACAATAGGCAGTTTAGTTATGCTGTAGTT